CTTGTTAAAGATAAACCAGTAACAGATACTAATGCATCCGCAACAACAGATTCAGTTCCAATTGCTGTTGTTGTAGCTAGTCCAGTAACAGATACTGTAATCGAGCTTTGTTGACCCCAAGGCCCTTCGCCCCAATTATTTTCACCCCAAGCATCTGCCATGGTAATGCTACCTTATTAAGATAATCTTAATATAGCACTTGAAGCATCATTGGTTGGGAATGCGATTGTGAATGTACCGTTTGTTGATGTTTTTACACTTCCGAAATCAAGAACGCAAATAGCTGCGTTAGTATTTGCTGAAGATCTGTTATAAATCACAGCTGCTTGAGCTGCAATTGTTGCTGATGTAAAACTTGCATTTGCAAAATCAACAAATGCTGTTGAAGCTGTTACACTACTTGCTGTTAAGCCGATAGTTGCACTCGCTAGAGTCGCACCACCTGCTGCGTATGTTCCTGAATTACCTACTTCGTTTGTTGCGTTATAGGCTGTTGTGTTTCCATTTAATGTTGCTGAACTTGTAAATAAAGCTAGGTTAATTGTATCGTTATCGATATCGTGGTCACCTGCTAACAGCTCCTTTTTAAATGAAGCACAGACTGCTTGGTTAATTGCCATTTTATTACTCCTTTTTTTATGGTGTTAGCGATTTCATGGGAATTCGTAACACACCATTTTGATACTCATCCCTACGTTTGCGACCCATTTGCTCTTGTGCAAAATCTTGCAGAGCGCCTTGGTACTTAGCTTCATATAATTGCATATCTTGAGGGTTTTTCAAGTAAGAAAAAGTTTCGCCTAAAACTCCATACAATAATAATTCAGGAGCATTGTTTGATACAAAAGTAGTAGAAGTACCACTAGAAGTATCGATGTGTTCAGGATTTTCATCGTACCACATTTCTATGGTGTAAACTTGATCAGGAGTAGGGGCCACTACTAGTGTTTTATCATCCCAATTTCCCCAATATTTAGGTTGTCCAGTAAAATTTGCATCTGTAGTAGATCTTTCTACAGCGTATTCATCCATAAAAGTAGCATCTCTTTGTTCTAGCCAAATTCTTGTATCATCTGATTTAACAAGTTGTAATGCTCTAGCAAATCGAAAACCTCCTTCAGGTCCTGAGACATCTAAAAAAGAATTATTAGCTTGAGTAGCTGAAGTAGCATATCTTCTTTGATCGTCACTATCTAATTGTCTAGCAATTCTATTTTCAGTATTAGTAATAAAAACATTAATAACAGAATTACTTAATACATCACTAGATACTTCAGAGTAGTTTCTTACATTTGTTAAAAGTTCAGAATAATTCATGATATTACCACCGTAACATTACCAACTCTTGAACTGATAAGCAACTGTCTGATTTGTTTAGATGGCTGCATTCCATTTGATTCAAAAGCAGAATCTCCTGGAGCTCCTACAAAAACAGTCATTGGCTCTTGTCTTGCAGGCCTAGCCCAAGGTAAAGCCTGAGCATCTCCCGCATGATAAGTAGGATTTAGTTGAGGATGTTTTGTTTCAAAACATTCAGGACATGTCATTAGTCCATTCCATTCTTGCCTTAATTGATGAAAATTATATTGTTGCGCGCATCTATCACAAAGAGCTATAGCAAATTTACCTGATGCAAAGGTAGCCATGTTAAGATCCTACGTAATAACTTCTAGGAACAATATGAACAGAAGCTCTTTGACCATCTTCCGTTAGAGCTCTTTGTAACTCATCTTCATAATAAAGTTTTAAAGGTTGAGTCATTTGAGGATTCTTTTTTTGAGATAAATAAAAAGCTAGTCCTGATACCATGCAAGGTAAAAACCTAAAAGGTGCATCAGGTTGATTTGTATAAGATCCGACATCTTGTATTCTTCCTATGTAATTATAATTTATTTGAGTGTCAGTAGTGTTAGGTGTTTGATATAAATTAATCACTACATTAGACAAATTTCTTTCAACATAATATTGAGTAGGTTGTCCTTGTGAAAATTTATTAGGTAAAGCTTGATACTCTGATCTAGATATTTTTGACATTGTAGTATCAGTAGTATTTGATCCTGAGACCGTTCTAAAAGTCATTTCTAAAAGATCACTAGCATCACTTGGAGCAGTGTAAGTAGTAGTTCCAGCAGTTAAATTTGCTGTTACATTTTCAACTTTCCATAAATGAACTCCTCTGTTCATCCACTCTTGAAATAAAATATTGAGACTACGTCTAGCTGATTTTAGATCATATCCTGATCTAGTTTCAACACCACATCTTTCGTAAGCGTCTTCTATAACATCGTCTATGTCTAGATTAAAAGTGGTTGTGCCCGACGTAGCCATTCTTGATTAACCTTTTTTAGCCTTAGCAGCTCCGCCTTTGCCCATGCGTTTCATCATCATTCCGCCACCACGCTTTTTCATGACTTGTTTCTTTTTGGCGCTGCCTCCGCCTTTTCTTCTAATTACTTGTTTCTTTTTCATCATAATATTACTCCTTTTAGTTAGTATTGTATAGTTATGTGCCCAACTGCTCCAGCAGAAGCCGCACCATTTTCAGCCCAAATTTTTACAGTTACATCTGTGCTAATCGGATCAGTTTTCAGTGAAAACTTTTCTGATTGTCCTGTCGCTACTCCTGATTTAGTATGATCAGAGCCAGCAGAAGTTTTTACCTCTATTTTCCAAGTTGTTCCTTCAGGATCAGTGATTGTTCCAGTAACATCTACATCCCATCCACCTGATTTTTCACTTTTAGAAATCTTTGCATATCCAGTTTCATCTAATGTAAATTTCATAGTTGCAGTGCTACCTAATAGATTATCAGGTAATTCGTTTTCTAGTATCGTCATCCTTTGTCTCCTTTTTAAACAGTTTTTCGTAAGTGTCCTGTCTCGTTTTTACAACTTCATTGTAATAGTCAACAGGCCACTTCTCATAATAACCTATCTTATGAAGTTTGCAACTTGCTTCATAAAGTTGTTTGAACTTCTGTACTAGCATCATAGAATACTCTAAATCTGAGTGTTCTACAGGTTCTTCTGTAGGATCGCATAGAAAATCTTGTTCATCAGGATTAGCGGGAGTTTCAGGATGAAATCCCATAAAATACACGTCTTTTTTGTTGTAAGTTTTATTATAAAAATCAATCTTTTCTTGAAATTGTTCAGGAGTATATTGAGACCAAAAAGGATCACAAAATATAATAATATCATGTTGTTTTTTGTTCCAAGATTTAATTGTATCGGTAAGATGTTTTTCGTATTTTGTTTTATCCATACGAACTTCAATTTGTACTTTGTTTTCTTTTCTCCATTTAGCTGCAAAAGGGCAAGCTGGAAAACCTATGTGTTTATTCATAGGTTCTAATACTTTCTTAGACCATTGAATAACGTCTTCTTTAATTTTTTCTGCTTGTTTTTTTCTTGACAATTGTTTTCACGTTTGAGGGTTTAGGACCTGCATTACCTGCTTTTTGTTTTCTAGAAACAGCAGATTTTTTTTGTCCTTTTGACATTGCTCTTGCTTTTGCTATGGGAACACATTTAGGATATTTTTTTCTTTTCTCTCCACCTGATCTACCACATTTAGGATAAGATCCATCAGCTTTTTTATTGGCTATATCTACCCAATTTTCTTTTACCCAAGAGCGTAGACCTTTTTTAGCCATTACATTCTCTTAGTAATTTTTCTTTTATCTGTCATAACTCCACCACAACCTTTAGCAATGCCTCCTTGATTATAATTGGAAACAGTTTTTCTTTCCTGAGAAACTTTATTAATCATTCCTCCATCAGCTTTTTTCTTTACTTTTTTTCTACCACCCTCAACTGTTTTGCCAGAGCAAATTGAACTAGCATACATATTAGCATAAGCACTAGGATAGACTTTAAATTTTCTTTTAGCAGCAGCTTTACCTTTGGCACATAATTTACCCATTATTTTTTAACTTTGCCTCCTTTTTTCATAAAACCCATTTTATTTCTGACCGCAGTCGGTAGTTTTTTAAGTCCTTTATTTTTTGCTGGAACTTTTTTTAATCTTTTTTTTGTCATTTTATTTCCTCCTACTGATACTTCTTGAGACATTTGAGATCTCGATATAACCATTAATATTCCTTATAATTTTTTATTAAAAACTCTTCCATCCAAGACATTTTATCGTCCATGGCATTAAGCTGTGTTTTTATGACAGCGATATCTTGTTGCATTTTTGCAACACTGTCGGCTTTCTGTTCGACAGCGTTAAGTCTTTCAGACCACATACCCCATGTCATAGCCATAGTTGTTATGATTGCTATGTAAGGTAGTAGTGTTTTGACTTCTAATTTCATCTCATTTTTCTATAAATACGTGGCTAAAGCCCATCCAACAACTAACCCCACAACTAGCCATTTTTTTCTAGGGTTATTATTCCAAAGTTTTTTAATTGTATTCATAATATACTCCTTTTTACCTGCGAACTTTAATTGTATTCATAATATACTCCTTTTTACCTGCGAACATTTTATATAAAAGTTCTACTAATTTATACACTAAAATAGAAAGATGTGGAGTTTCTTTATTCATTTATCTTATTGACTCCCTTACATTTTTCACGAACAGTCGCAAATTCTTTACCAAGTTCTAAATCTTTATATTTTGAGCATACCTTTAACATCTCTAACTCTTGTTTAAGTCTTTCATTTTCAAGCATAATACTTTTGTATTCTGTTGTAC